GCTGTCTTTACCATGATGAGGTCCTCCGTGGTGTTGGTTTTGTCGTTTAGTGAAAAAAATACATTGTCCAATATCTGCGGAGGACTTTCAAGTTAGATAATGGCAAAATCTAATTTGGACAAGAGTGGCATCTGGAAGGTACTTCCGAAGAAAAAAAAGCGAAAAATCCGCCGCCGAACAGGTCACGGTACTACACAAACTTACTTTTCCACCCCCTGAAAATCTTGACATTTGCTACTTGCCGGTAGTAAAATCCTCACATGCCACCCAGAGACTACGCAGCATACAAGGAAATCCAGCGGAAGCGGCAGGCCGAGCGGTCTAAATCAGGCCGCAATATCGGCGAACTTCCCCCTGTAAAAAATCCGAAGCGCAAGGCGCAATGCCGGCGCGATTTCCGCAAATTCTGTGAGACATATTTTCCCCAGACGTTTGCTCTTGGATGGAGCAAAGACCACCTAAAAGCCATCGAAAAGATAGAAGCGGCAGTGCTGAAGGGCGGTTTGTTCGCTTTGGCTATGCCCAGAGGTAGCGGGAAAACCACCTTGGCAGAGGTCGCATCTATCTGGGCTATCCTCTACGGTCATCATAAATTCGTGGCGCTTGTGGCATCAGCAGCGAAACGCGCAAGGGAGTTATTGGAGTCCATTCAGGTCGAACTAGAGACCAACGAACTGCTTTTGGAGGACTTCCCGGAGGCCGTTTACCCTATCCATTGCCTTGAGCGCATCCACAATCGTGCCAAGGGTCAACTCTACGAAGGCGAGGCGACACGCATAACCTGGACGGCAGACAGGGTGGTAATGCCGACAATCCGGCAGAGCGCGGCCAGCGGCGCAGTCATCCGTGTTGAGGGTATCGACGGCAGTATCCGTGGAATGAAGCACAAAACGGCTGAAGGCGCAAGCATCCGCCCCTCTCTGGTGGTGGTTGACGACCCGCAGACCGACGAAAGCGCGGGGAGTCTGCAGCAAAATGCTTCGCGGTTGCGAGTGCTGAACGGGGCAATTTTGAATCTTGCGGGCCCAGGTCAGAAAATCAGCGGGATCATGCCATGCACTGTCATTAGGCCGGATGATATGGCCGACCAGATACTTAATCAGGCAAAATATCCTGCATGGCAGGGAGAGCGCACAAAGGCGGTTTACGCTTGGCCTGTCAACGAGTCTCTCTGGAATCAATACGGAGAACTCTACCGAATAGGCTTCATGGAAGGCGGGGACAAGGGCGCGGCTGCGTGGGCGTTCTACAAAGAAAACCGCAAGGAAATGGACAAGGGCGCGGTCGTGGCGTGGGAACATCGCAAGTACGACGATGATATTTCAGCGTTGCAGCATCTCATGAACCACAGATTCACTATTGGTGATGAAGCGTTCTTTGCAGAATTTCAGAATGAACCCGTCAAAGACGAAACCGTTGATGTTCCCATGCTTTCTGTTGATGACATCTGCAAGAAACTGAATGCATTACCGCGCCGCGTTGTTCCGGTGAGGCACGAATACATAACAGCCTTCATAGACGTGCACGATGACCTGCTTTATTACTGTATTGCATCATGGACTGGAGAATTTACCGGCGCCGTCATTGACTACGGCACATACCCAGACCAGAAAACATCGCGGTTTTCCAAGGCAGGCGCAAAGCGAACGATGCAACTGGCTTTCAAAGAGGCAGGCAGACTTGGGGCAATACGGCGCGGGCTGGATATGCTCTCGAAAGAGATACTCGACCGTGAATACCAACGGCAGGATGGGGTGGTAATGCGCATAGAGCGTTGTCTGGTGGACGCTGGACACGAACCTGATGTTGTCTATGACTTTTGCCGGTCGTCTCCACACGCGGCAATCCTGATGCCTTCCTTGGGCGCAGGCATTGGCGCGAAAAATAAACCGATGTTGGAATACGCACGGAAGCGCGGCGACAAAATGGGCTGGAACTGGTACATACCCGCACCCATCAGGGGGCGGTCGGCGAGATATGTGCGCTTTGACGCGAATCACTGGAAGCGTTTTGTGCATGACCGGCTTGCGGTTGCCATTGGCGATGAGGGATGCTTGACCCTATGGGGCACGTCTCCGACGGCGCACGGCATGTTTGCTGAACATTTGACGGCTGAATGCCCGGTGCTTGTGACCGCGAACGGGCGCACGGTTGGCGAATGGGGTATGCGCCCCGGGCGTTCTGACAATCACTTCCTTGATAATCTTGTGGGATGTGCCGTTGCGGCTTCAATGCTTGGCGCGGCGTTGCCAGGTGCTACTGGCGCGATGGGTTCGCACAAACGAAAAAGGTATCTCCGATGAAATACGTCATGAACAAAGACGGCGAGGGGCTTGTATGCCCGCGTTGTGGTTGCAGGCACATCCCCGTAACTGGAACCTACAGGATTGCGAAGGGGGTAACGCGGCGTTACCGGCAATGTCGGCATTGCGGTAAAGTGTTCTGTTCGCACGAAAGTATCACCGCGTTTACCCCGGAGAAAAAAAAGAAAAAATAAGTGTCAACCTTGTGTATATCATGTGCGTTTAGTCTAAAACAAAAAGTATATGCAAATGGAAAAAATGAGTGATATAGAAAAACAAAAACAAAGATTTAATTTATTGATAGACGCATTTTTTGCCGATACATTTACTTTAGAAGATGCAGAAGATTCTCTTAATTGCTCTGTTAAGCATAAAATAACCGTGTTGGGTGGATACAAGTATTATGATAATAAGCTTGGGTATTGCGATGGGAGGGTCTATTGGCGCAACATATCAGAGAGAGAAGTTATCAATCAGCAAAGACTAAGCGATATGGTTGCAATGGGCTGGTTAAATTTTGATGGCAGTCAGTATAGCATTGTTAATTTAGAGTATATGTAAGATGGTTGTCAACCGTTTGTATGCGGATGACGTTATCTTGTAAATGACTGAAAAAAGGATAAAGCATGAATTATATAGGATGTTACAATGAATTTGTAAACAGGGGCATCGTGCAATCATTCGATGATGAATGCAAGCAACTTCTTGCATTTTCTGATTGTAAAGATTGGAAAGAGCCAAAATATTGCTTTATGGTGATATTTCACGATGGAATGTATGTGACAAGATTTTTTGAAGACATAAACAATTCTGTTGAGATTGCCCGTATAGGATTGCCAGAAAATATATTGCCAAACGTTTTTGCAGAGATGATAGTTTGTGCGTTTTGCTATATAAACCGAAGCGTTATGCGTGTTCCAAAAGAAGTGAGAAAAAACGCAATATATAAGGCAATCGTAAAATCAGAAAATATAGCAAAACAAGCGGCGAGATATAGAAATTGATATTATGGAATAATCTCGCTTATAATAGTTTTTGAAAGATGTGCATCTTGCGTCTCCCGATTCGTGAAATGGCCTCTACTAAAAAATGAGGATTACACCACTCTGATCGGCAGAAAAGCACTGAGAAATGACCTTCGCTATATGCGAAGAGTTACAACACATGGCTGACGCGACATGCGCATCTTTCTGTTTTTTTTACACCCCCTGAAAAAAGGTCTGCAACATACCTAAAACCCCTTGATTTTCCGCATCCGCTATGTTAAAAAGCGGGCATGACTATTTCAGCAGACCAGATTGCGGAAAACGCAACCAGCCCAAAATCGGTAACCTCCGACGGCACTACCGTTGAGCAACACGACCTCACGCAGCAGATTGAGGCGGACAAGTACAGGCGCAAGGCAGCCGCTCTTACAAGCGGAAATCCCTTCAACAAAATGGCGCGAGTCCGCACGATTGCGCGGGGAGCAACGGACTAATGGGGCTGTTCTCCAATATATTCGGCGCAAAGAAACCAACCGTACAACGGGTAATGATGCGCGCATCCTATGATGCAGCCAAGACCCATGACCAGAACCGCAGGCATTGGGCGAACGCAGACTACCTGTCCGCTGACTCCGCAGGCCGTGCTGACATTCGTAAAATTCTACGTTCCCGCAGCCGTTACGAATTTGACAATAACCCTTATGCCCGCGGCATTGCTCACACAATGGCGAACTACGTCATCGGACAGGGGCCACGGTTGCAGGTGTTGACTGAAAACGTAGACGCTAACCGCGAGATAGAAGAACTGTTTTACCGATGGGCGCAGGCCGTCCGCTTTGCGCAAAAGTTGCGGACTTCCAGAATCAGCAAAGCGATAAGCGGTGACGTGCTGCTACAGATAATTTCTAATCCCGCTATTGAAGCGCAGGGACTCCCAGGACTTGACATCAACCTGATTGAAGCGGATTGCCTTGAAACACCGTGGGACTTGATGAATGATACCAGCGTCGTAGACGGCATCCGGCTGGACAAATACGGCAATCCTGTTGAGTACCTCATTGTTGCACATCCGGGCGATAGCAAGTATATACAGAATCAGGATGTGACCGCGCTTCCGGCTGACAGCGTTATCCACCTGTTCACGCCAGACCGCCCAGGACAGCACAGGGGCATACCTGAACTTGCTGCCGCACTTGAGACCTTTGCGCAACTTCGGCGTTACATGCAGGCCGTCCTGAGTGCTGCTGAACGTGCAGCGGAAGTCTCAATGTACTTCAAAACAGATTGTCCGCCAGGCGAAGGCGCACAAATAGCAGATGATGGCACGGAACTTGGCAGCCTTCCGGCGATTGAACCGCGCCGTAACGAGGCTGTCTTTCTTCCCGAAGGCTGGGAGCCATTCCAGCTGAAGGCGGAACAGCCGACGGCTGAATTTTCTGCAACAGTACACCAATACCTATCTGAAATTGGCCGCGTGATGCAAATCCCCGCCATGATCGTTACGGGCGACGCGAGCAATCACAATTTTGCATCAGGCCGCCTTGACTATCAGGCATTCCTAAAAATGATAGACGTTGAGCGGACAGATTATGCAATCCACCTCGACCGCATTTTTGACATGTGGGTTGAGTACGGACGCATTGCCGGAATTGAACCTCTTAGTAATCTATCGGAGCGCGTACAACGTCAATGGTATTGGCCTGGTATTGAGCATGTAGACGAATTGAAAGCAGCAAACGCCGCCCGTGTACGCATCGAATCAGGGCAATCCAGTATCGCAACAGAACAGGCGCGTTCCGGCTACGACTGGGAGGAACAACAAATACAACAGGCGGCATGTCTTGGATTAACGGTAGAAGAATACCGCAAGCGCCTTGCCGATAAACTTCTTGGAGCCGTTGCGCAAACACAAAATAATACGGAGGATACCGATAACGATGAAACCCAGAACTAAAAAGCCTGCCGGTTTTCCAGACATCCCGAAATCAATACATGCTGTTGCCGATGACGGCAAGGTGGACTTCCTTATTGCTGCTGAGGGCAATGATGGTGAGCCAAGGCAACGGCGTGTAAACATGGTGGCCTATACAGGCGGGCCGCTTAACGTCGGTTTTGGTGTACCTGTCTACATTGATTTGCAAGGGCTATACATTTCCGACAAACCAACTCCGCTGATGCTGGAACACGGACGCGGCATTGATGCAATTTTCGGACAAACAGACAGCGTAAAGATTGAGAACGGGCAAGTTATCGCATCCGGCCCAGTGTTGGGTGTGAGCGATGAAACCGCCCGTGTAGTTGCACTCGCAGATGCAGGCTTTGCATGGCAGGCCTCCATAGGCGTTGAAATACAATCGCGCCAGTATATCCGGCGCGGCGAAGTAGCGAAGGTAAACGGCAAATCCGTAAAGGGCGATGCGCTCATTGTGAGGCGTGGCAGTCTGCGGGAAATCTCAGTTGTCAGCATTGGTGCTGATCAAAATGCAAGTACACTTGTCGCTTCCGATAATAGCGACGCAACGAAAGGACAAAGACTAATGAACGAAAAACTGAAGGCGTGGATTGAGGCAAAGGGCCTCGATGTTGAAGACCTTGATGACGGCGAACTGGCTACGCTCAAGGCGCAGTACAAAGCCGAACTCATGGCCGAACTGAAGGCGGTTGGCGGCGGTGAAAGCGTGAAGGCCGAAAGCAAAAGCGGCAAGATTGACGAAGCGCTGGCTGATGCGCGGCGTTGTAGCGCCATCGAAGACATGGCTTATGCAGCCATTCACGAAAACAAGCAAAATGTGAAGGTCGTGGAGCGTATTCGTGACATCATGGTCGAAGCACAGAACGACGGCACAAGCGCCCGTGACTTTGAAATCAAGTTGTTGAAGGCGAGCATCCCCGACCGCGTCAACGTGCATGTTCGTGGTGATGCCGAAGCAAGTCCCGCCATCCTGACGGCGGCTGCCATGATCTCCGGCGGACTTGATGCGGAAGACGCTGTTCACGAAGTTGGTGAACGCAACGTCGAAGCGGCACAACGTCGTTTTGGACGCGACATGGGCTTGCAGGAAATCATTCTTGCCGCCGCCGAACTGAACGGATACCGCGGTCGTGGTCGCGTCACCGTTGGCAACTGGCGCGAAACATGGGCTTATGCATCTGGCATGGTTAATGCTTCTGGCTATTCCACCGTGAATCTTCCGAACATCCTCGGCAACGTCGCCAACAAGGCAATGGCAAAGGTCGCTGCTGAACCTCGTTGGGTTGCCCCGCTTATTACCGGCAAGGCCAATCACTCCAACTTCCACGCGCACACGGTATGTTCTCTGGCAGCTAATGGCACGCTTGAAACTGTTGGTGCTGGCGGCGAACTTAAGAGCCTGGCACTTGCAGAAGAGACCTACACACGGCAGGTCGGAACTCGTGGCGCGGTGCTTCGTCTGTCCCGTCAAGACATCATTAATGACGATCTTGGTGCTTTCACGACAATGGCAAACGGAATGGCGCGCAAAGGCTACAATGCACGCGAAAAGGCGCTGTTCACCTTGATTAACGCTTCCGGTGCTGGTGCGTCTCATTTCACGGCGGCGCGCGGTAACTACGTGACCGGACAGACGGTTGGAACGAAAGAAGACATGGCGGCGGCAATCAAGGCGTTCCGTTCACTGACTGGCCCAGATGGTGAGCCGGTCAATGTTGACCCGTCCATCGTGCTTTGCGGCCCTCTGTATGAATCCGCTTTCGGCATCCTGCTTGGCCAGTATCCCGCGCTTGTCGCAACTGGCGTAGGTAATTCTGCAAAACTTGCGGCGGCAACAAACATTTACGCTGGCAAATTCGGCGGTGCGCCCGTCGTTTCCCCGTGGCTGGAAAACATAACGGCAGGCGGCTCTGCAACCGGTACATGCTGGTATTTACTGGCAGACCCGAACGTGCTCCCCTGCTACGAAATTGCCTACCTGAACGGCGTGGAAACTCCCACGGTCGAATACTTCGGTCTCGATCAGGATGTTGACTCCCTCGGCGTGGCATGGCGCATCTATTGGGACTTTGGCGTTGCGGCTGCTGAATGGCGTGCAGGCGTAAAGAGCGCAGGTGCGTAATCATAACAACAACCTCTCTTGAAAGGAAATTTTGAAAATGTCAAATTTACTGAACTATGTTAGCGCTGGAAAGCGCATTTCTGGACCCGCTCCGACTGCCCTTACGGGCGGGTATCTGCTAAATATAAACGGAATCGCAACAGTCACAAGCGAGCCTATTGCAGCCAATGCTGTTGGCAGTTTTGCTATCGAGGGCATTTTCAGCGCGCCCTATGTTGGCAATGCCTGTAACGCTGGCGACAATCTGTGGTGGGATGCAAACGGCAAGCCATACGGCGGTGCGGCAGACGGCGCGGCTACCAATCTTGGCGCTGATGGCGATTTTTGGATTGGCACTGTAGTCGAAAGGCCTTCTGCCAATGATGCAACCGTACTGTTTGCCTTGAACAAAGTGAATCCTGAACAGCCCGCATGGATTGGCCGCAAGTTCTTCAAATCTGCTGTTGACATTACGATGGTAGAAGCGACTCATTCCGGCGGCGTGATCGAAATCACGGCAGATGCCAAGACGGTAACGCTTCCCACCGGCGTGGTCGGTATGGAATACATCATTGTCAATCGCGTGATCGACGGTGGCGCACTGCTGACCGTTGACCTCGACGGCAACGAAATCATCCGTGGCGCGAACCTGACCATCGCAGCAACCAAGACGGCGAACAACACGAAGGCGACTGCGGTACAGGGCGACTACCTGCACCTCGTCTGCACCGTTGCTGCTACTGCATGGCGTTGCGTTGCGAAGCGCGGAATCTGGGTAACGTCCTAAACCTGAACTGAACTGAAACGCGGCGCGGGGTATCCTGTCATGGGGTATCCCGCGCACTTAAAGAAACAAAATGACTATCGAAATCACCACAAAAGAACAAATGGCCTTAATAGGCAACGATCCTGCTTACCCGTTAAGCGGGCAATACCTGCTTATGAACGACATTGACCTTGCTGGTGATGATGACAACCAATGGACACCCATTGCGCCTGTAACATTTGATGGCGAGGGAAACCCTACATTAGAGAATAGGTTTTCGGGTGATTTTGATGGCAACGGCAAAACCATTTCAGGCATTTACGTAAATGATTTATCGGACGGTGTTGTTGGTAAATCGTTATTCGGCGTTGTCAGCGGAACCGTAAGGCACTTGAAAACAGAAGGCTCTATCACGCTAAAGAATGGCGAGAACGGCGGCACAATTTCAGCCGGTTTATGCGTTGTAATCTTAAATGGCGGGATAGTCGAAGAATGCGAATCTGCTGTTGACTGTACGGGCTATTCGTACATTGCGGGAATCGCCAGTTTTATATATTCGGGCGGCTCTATTATTAACTGCAAGGCTGCAGGAACCATAACGGGAACTGTATTTGTAGCCGGCATCTGTTGCGGTGTGGCCGACTTCGAGGCCACAAAGGATGTGGCATACATTGCAAAGAATGTGTTTGTCGGAACGATGAATTTCACCGGAAACAACCCCGCAAAGTATGGTGTAGGCATGATATGTTTCCAGCCTGTTCTTGCCGATCCACAGATATACTTCGCGTCAGATCGCTGCTACTGGGACTACGAATTATCGCCATTTACAAATTCATACGTCGGCGAGGCAAAGACTACAGCGGAACTGTACCAGCAGGCGACCTATGTGCATTGGAATTTCAACACGGTTTGGGGAATAGATGAGGGAACATCATACCCTTATTTGCTTCGGCTTGAAAAGGTAACAGTACCTAATGTTGTTGGCTACGAACTGGCAGATGCCTATTCAGCGTTAGAGGCTCTCGGCCTTACCGTTACTGTTGTGATCGGAAGCGATTCTGATTGTGATGCAGGGCTTGTGTGTTCACAATCCAAAGCCGCAGGTGAACAGGTCTCATACGGAGCGGATGTAACTCTTACAGTCGCAATTGCAGACGATACAGGCGAAAGCACAGAAAGTGGAGTGCAAATTATGGCGAACATGCTGCGAACCGGCACGAGTTGGCTTGGCAATCAGCGCGTGGCGCACGCTTCCAGCGAGGTGACGTATAGAACCCTGACAGGAACATGTACGGTCAACGCGACCTATGGTGATACCCGTGTAGAAATCACAGACGACAGCGGCATGACCATTGTGGCAAAGGTATGGGACTTTATCATCAAAGCATCTGAACTGGAAGCAGACCCAGAACCAGGCGACATCATCGTAGCCGACGGCTCGCAGTACGAAGTCATGAATCTTAGTGGTGAAGCATGGCGTTGGAGTGACCCGTACAAAACGGCATACAGAGTCCACACCAAAAATATAGGTGACGCATGAGTTACGCGACCGACATAGCAGACGCGGTGAAAGCCGAAATTAACGCAGCCCCGGCAGGCACATTCAGTGTTCCGTTTATTGCTGTCCGCAAAGTGCATCCTGAGTACGAACTGACAGCACTCAAGAACCTGACCGTGACTGTTGTACCCAAGTCTGTCCTGATTACCACGGCAGGGCGTAGCATGTGCTACCGCGACATCGCAATTGACATCGGCATCCAGCAGAAACTTGAGAACCCCAATGCTTTTGATGAGCGCGTAAATGCTCTCGGAACCGTGGTGGATGAGATAGCGGACTACATGAGACAGCGAACCCTGACATCTGCAACTTACGCCGTCTGGGTTTCGATAAGCAATGACCCCGTGTATGCACCGGAGCATCTTACGGAACAGCATGTGTTTACCAGTGTGCTGACCCTTTTGTATCGGATGATGACATGAAGAACCTGTTCTCAAATAACCTGTTCTCCAAGGACAGCGGTTTTATCAAGATGGACATGAAAAAGATGTTTTTCGACCGGGCTGCGGTCATCGCAAAGGTAGACCCCGCTACTCGGAAAGCATTGTCCAAGTTTGGCGCATTTGTCAGAACCACGGCAAGACGGTCAATCAAGAACGCGCCGTTTATAAAACCCAAGGAGAAGGGCGTTGAGAGGACCGATTTTCGCAAGCGGTATTCAAAGCCAGGCAATCCTCCGTACTCTCGCACCGGCAAGTTGAAGAAGTTTATCTCCTTCGCCTATGACCCCGCGAAGCGTTCTGTGGTTATAGGGCCAGAGATTTTACCTGGCAAGCGCAAGGCGATAGCCCCTCCGATATTGGAATACGGCGGTGTCACTACCGTTAAGTTTGGTAAAAAAACAAGAACCGCAAGATATAGTTCACGGCCTTATATGACCCCTGCATTTAACAAGGAACAGAGAAAGCTGCCTTCCATCTGGCGGGACAGCATAAAGTAACCAAGAAAGGAAAACAAGACAATGGCTGATTTTATTCTCGGCATGAATGCCAAAATCTACTACGGGACGGCGGGCAGCACAGCATCGTCTGAATTGAGCAATGTGCGTGACGTGACCGTGACGCTTGAAGCGGGCGAAGCGGATGTTACTACCCGCGCTAATGACGGTTGGCGTGCAACCGCCCCGACACTGAAGGAATGCACCGTCGAATTTGAGATGGTTTGGAAAACGACCGACGCTGGATTCACGGCGATCAAAAACGCTTTTCTGAATAACACCACAATTGCGCTTTTGGTTCTGTCTGAATCTGGCGGCGAAGGCATGGACGGCGATTTCAGCATTACGAATTTCTCGCGGAATGAGGCACTGGAAGAAGCGATTACGGTAAGCGTGACCGCCAAACTTGCAACGTTCCGCGAATGGACGACTGGTTCATAAAATCTACACAAAAAAACTTAACCACGAAAGGATTTGAACAATGGCAGATTTAGCCCCAACACCCGCAAACGTTGTTAAATATGCGGGCTCAACGACTCGCACAGGAACGGCAGGCGAAACCATCGTAGCCGGTGACGTGCTGTATCTCGACAGCGCGACAAGCACGCTGAAACTTGCTCTCGCAGACACGGCAGCGAAATCCGCCGCAGTTGGCATTGCTCTTAACGGCGGCGCAGCAGGACAGCCGGTAACTTACCTTGCCGCAGGCGGCATCAATCCCGGTGTAGGCGCAACTCTTGTTGTCGGCACATATTACTGCGTCAGCGACAACGCCGCTGGAAAAATTGCGCCTATCGCTGATATTAGCCCGGCGGCCTACCCCACAGGGTTGGGTTTTGCAACGACAACGTCGAGAATTGAGGTTGTTATCAATTCATGCGGCGCGGTAATCGCATAAGGAAAACGAACTCATGAAGTCGTTCAAGGATTCTACGGGCCGGGAGTGGGCTATAACGCTCACTCTCGGCACAGCCCTAAAAGTTAAATCAAAACTCGGCATTGACCTGCTTCAACCGGAAGCGGGCGAGCCACCGCTACTGTCAAGACTTGGCACGGACGAACTGTTGCTTGCGGAAATTATCTGCTGTTTGCTTGAAGGCCAATTTGAGAAGCACGGCGTTACCGAAGATGACATTTACGAATGTTTTGACGGCGAAACACTGCTTGCTTCTCAAAAGGCGTTCTATGAGGAGATGGTGGATTTTTTCCAGAAGCGAGGCCGCGCAGACAGGGCGAAAGCGGTCTCGAAACA